AGAACGGCCAAACCTCCTAAGTGTTTATGTAAATGTGTGTTAACTATTGCTGTGTAATCCATGCCTCTTACCCCCTTTCATGCACGACTAACCGTGCGTAGTTATAAGTGTAGCAGTAGAAGTGCGTATTTACAACTTCTATCTGTCCCGTTAGTTGACCGGTCAAATCCCGTTAGTCAATTGGCTGGAGAGCTAGGCAGACAAAGGGCTGTCCCGTTGTCCCGTTACTTTTTTATAAATGAATAATAATAATAGAAATAAAGGAATAGTTATAATGGTGTATAACTATTAACGGCGTTTTAAAATATAAAGAAACAATAAGGAAATCCAACGGGTTTGACGGGACAAGCCATGGTAGGCGTGGGTTTCAAGCGAGTTGAGTAACGGGACAGTAACGGGACAGGCTTGAAACCCTTATGGTGTGTAGGTTTCAGCCGATCGGCTGAATAACATGCGTCAGCGCGGCATTATACTTAATCCATGCCACCGGTTTGCCTGAAAGTCGACAATGACATATACTTAACGCTTAGATATTTAATCGAGGTGACCGATGGCGGTAAGACTAACAGAACAGCAAAAGCGATGGGCCAGGTTCTATGTCATCGACTTTAACGCCACACAGGCTGCCAGAGATGCCGGGTACAGCCAGAAGAGTGCCGCGGAGGCAGGGTATTGCAACGCTCATAATCCTCTAGTACTCGTTTACGTCCAAGAGCGAGTGGACAAACGCAACACACGGTTAGACATTGATGCCGACTATGTGTGGCTCCGCCTGGCTGAAATAGATAGCATGGACTTCGGGGATATACTGGACGACAACGGGTGCGCGCTGCCTGTACGCGACTGGCCTAAGGTGTGGCGCACATCGATTAGCAGTGTTGACTTTGGCAAGCTCATCAGGGCCAAGGACGACCCGGAAAAGTTGCTACAGGTTATCGAGAAGATCAAATGGCCTGACACGTTACGCACCTTGGAACTGCTAGGTAAACATATTGGTGTGCAGGCGTTCAATGAGAAGTCGTCAACAGACAACACCCATAAGATAACCAAGGCGGACGACGTTGAGTGGTAACCTTGACCTAAGGGCCTTCCAAAGCTACGTAAAAGAAAAGTCGCCAGCATTCATCCCGTTATTCAAAAATCGGTCCAGATACCAAGTCGCCTGGGGTGGTGCGGGGTCCGGTAAATCCCACATGGTTGCCCGAAAGCAGCTTTATAGGATCCTTAACGAGCCAGACGTCAAGCACAACATCCTCATCATCCGCAAGGTCGATCGTACTATCAAAAAGTCGGTCTGGAAGTTAATGCAGGACGTTATTTCCAAATGGGGGTTATACGTTGACTTCCACTTCCATAAGACTGACCGGACAATGACCTGGAAGCACAACGGCTCACAGATCATGTTCGCAGGCCTGGATGACGTTGAGAAACTAAAATCAATCGAAGGTGTAACCTCCATATGGATCGAGGAGGCCACGGAGCTAACACAAGAAGACTTCGAACAATTAGACTTACGTTTACGCGGTAAGCATGGGTGTCTAAAACAAATCATCCTGACATTCAACCCGATATCAGAGCAGCACTGGGTTAAGAAAATGTTCTTTGACGACCCTATTGAAGGCGTATTCACACTCCACACTACCTACCTGGATAATGCGTTTATCGACGAAGAATACAAGATGGTAATGGAGAACAAAAAGAAGTCTAACCCGCGCTATTACGGCATCTATGCGTTAGGCAACTGGGGCACAGCCGAGGGCCTAGTGTTTAGCAATGTCACGCAGAGATTGATCCGAGAGGACGAGATTAGGGGGTTAGAAGCAGTCCAGGGGCTAGATTTTGGATACACTAACGACCCATCTGCATTCCATCTCAGCTATGTTGACACTAAGAATAAAAAGATATTCGTGTTTGATGGGTTTTACGAAAAAGGACTGTCAAACAACGCAATAGCCGAGAGGATAAAGGATTTAAAGCTCCATAAGCACAAAACTATTGCGGATAGCTCAGAGCCTAAATCTATTGATTACCTGGGCTCCAAGGGCATTAAGGTAGAGGGCGCCAGGAAAGGCAAAGACTCGATTAACGCCGGGGTAGACTTCTTACAAGACTATGAGATTATTCTTAACGCTCACTTGATTGAATTTAAAACTGAGTTTGACAACTATGCCTGGGGCGTGGACAAAAACGGTAAGGCTACTAACAAGCCAGTTGACGACTTTAACCACTTCATTGATAGCCTAAGGTATTCAACTGAGCGGTTCCAAGGCAAGAAAACTAGGAATGTGAGAGTTATGGTCGTATAGTGTGAACTAACCGAGGGTTAGAAATGACACATTACGGACTAAAACCAAAAATAGGTGGACATCAACCACACCCCAAGCCGCCAGAGGGACCACCGAACCGAGAGTTTAAGCAAACTTTATTTTGTGGGATGGTAGAAACGGAAGAAAGTAAGCAAAAAACACGTGACTGGAAAAACTACATGCGCGGGTACCAAGCAGGTCTCTCCAACAGAAGGGTCACATCTACCCCAAAACCCCCACCAACCACGGAATACGTCTAACCATGATTTCAGTAATACTAGAAATAACCGCGTGCGTCATCGCCGCAATATTCGGGGCGATTGGGTTCTTTTGTGGAGAACCCCCTTACCTTATCGCCGTTAGCGGCCTACTCGTTGTGCTTGTTGTTGTGTACCTGTCCCAGCTGGCAGAGTTCATGCAGGAACCGGGCAAAGTCAACCTCTGGGTTTGTAAAGTGTTGAACAAATTAATTTATGTTACGATTATAATCCAAGTCATCACAGCGGCGTTTATATGATCTACCCACAAAGTTACCTGACAAAAACGCTAGAAACAAAGAGCAATAACATCGTCATGTCCCAACTAGCGTTTGCTGATTTTCTGTTAACCGGGAGTAATGGAGATTTAGCAGCGTTTACCGCCATTCAAATGTATACGGACTCAATGCCTTTCTACAATGCGGTTGATATGCGAGCCAGGCACTATTCTCAAATACCTATTCGACTTTTCAATACCGCTACAGATGAGTTTGTTGATGGCCACCCTGTTCTGGACTTGCTCAACAACCCAAACGCTGATATCTCCGGGCTTGAGTTTTCCTATTCGTATGTGAGCTTTTTTGATATTACCGGGAACGTTTTTATACTGGCAACAGGCAGGGTTGACCACCCTCCGTTGGAGCTAATTAACATCCCCCCCCAAAACATTACCTTCGGCACCAGCACGAAATTTCCTTTGTTAAATGTGCCTGATTGGATCCAGATGACGGCCACATCGACCGGGATCTCCGACATGTTTTTTGCCGAGGAAGTCAGGGAGGGCAGCCAGACGTCGATCCGATTTTACAACACGGCCCGCGACCGTGAACTGTGGCACATGCGGCTATTCAACCCTAAACGGAACTCTGGCAATTTTTGGGGGATGAGTAAGGCCAAGCCGATCTTCCTCGAGATCCAACAGTACCTATCAGGCAACAACAATAACTGGAGTATTCTAAAACGTGGCTCAAGGATGTCCGTTGCCTGGGTGAACAACCGGGGTGTGGACTTAACTGACGTTCAATGGGAAAGAATCCAAGAGCAGGCGGATAAGTACAAAGGTGATACGAACGCCGGCGGCACGCCTATCCTCGACGGCATGGACATCAAAGATATCCAGTCTAAAAACACTGACATGCAATTCAAAGAGCTCCAGGAGGCAATGTTAAGCAGAATCTCGGTGGTTTATGGCATTCCGTTAGCCATGTTGCTAGACAAGTCAATGACGTTAAATAATTTAGAAACCAGCGGGCTGCTCCTTTATGACAATGCGGTTATGCCGTTAGCTGTGTACCTCTACGACGAGCTGACCAGGTTCCTGCTGCCCCGGTACAAAGACACTGAAAACTTAGTATTCAGTTTCTCCGAGAGCGACATCCCGGTTTTACGACCGCGCGTGCTTGAAAACGCAAAACGTCAACGTGAGTTAAACGTCAACACCATCAACGAAATCAGAACGGCGATCGGCGATCAACCTCTTGACGAAGGCGGCGACGTTGTATTCATTAGTTCCACTCTGGTACCCGCAGGTGTTGACTTCACGGAACCCGACGAACCTACTGATGCACTTGCGAGCGACGAGGAATAGCCCGTGGCAGCTAGTCAGGCAGCACGGGAACAGGCTAGGGAAGACCTGCGGTCCAAGATCAAGCTTGAAAAAGACTTCATCCGTAAACTCATCAGGTTGAACAATCAAATAGTCAAAAAGACCGTGTTGGATTTCGGCCGTGACGGCGTAGTGCTGAACGCGAGGGAGTTCGAGCCTGCGTTAGCTGCGCTGTTAGACGGACAATACGAGCGGGCCGCCCGGGTATTCAGTGACCAGATTAGAGACGTTCTGCCTCCCGACTTAGAGTCCACTGACACAGAAAACTCACTGATCACCGACGCGTTGATTGTGTTTTTTGCGGCCAGGGTGATTGATCAGTCCCAAACAATCACACGCACAAACCAACGTGACATATCCACATCAATCGTATCAGCCAACAGGCAGTTGCAAGAACTGGCCGAACCTGGGGAGATTGTGACTACCCGGGAAGTGGCCAGAACAGCCGGCACTCTGCTACGCCGAAAACTGAAAGGTCGTGCAGGTACGATTGCAACAACGGAGGTCCAGGTTGCGGCTGAGGTGTCCAAAGCGACCGAGACAGCCATACTGACCAGGAACAAAGCGTCGCTCCCCCGGCCAGTGCTAGCGATTCCGCAACCTCAAGTTGTTGTCCCTGAACTTCCTTCAGGATTGCCACCGCCAAAGGTCAGCAAAGAATGGGTTACAGCGGGTGATGAGGTGGTGAGGACGTCTCCGTTTAGCCATGTTTTCGCTGACGGCCTGAAAGTTAATATTGATGAATCCTTTGACGTTGGGGGTCAGCTCTTGAGGATACCAGGAGACACAAGCCAGGGCGCATCACTGTCGAACGTCATAAATTGCCGGTGCGCAAGTGTCAGGAATAAAAAAGACGTGCTGAACGCTAGAAAAGCAATTTTTGATGCAGAGACGCAGATAGCAACTGAAACTGAAGTGCCGATCCCTGAGTTCGGGTTCACGTCCTAGCACTTGCGTAAATTCTTGGTAGTGGTAGAATCTTTATAACCAATATGGGTGGGAAGTAGGTTTGAAAACTAAATCAGGTTTAGACAGAATTGATGTCGCTTTTGAAATAAAGTCTCTTCACGACGATGATGAGGACGATAAGTTCTTTATCTTTGAGGGCCTGGCTTCTACTTTCGGCAATTTAGATTTAGTCGACGATATTGTCATGCCTGGCGCCTTTAAAGAGTCTATTGAAAAACAATTCCCTGTGGTCCTGTGGCAGCACAACTCACATGAACCGATCGGCGTACCAGTTGAGCTGAGAGAAACCGCCGAGGGGTTATTCATAAAGGCCAGACTTCCGAAAGATGATACCTTTGTCAGCGGTCGTGTAATACCTCAGTTAAAAATCGGATCTATTAAAACGATGTCTATTGGGTTTTTTGTATTAGAGTTCGACATGGACGACTCTATGATTCGTAAACTTATAAAACTCGATCTTAAAGAGGTCAGTTTAGTGACCTTTCCTGCCAACCCCAGGGCGGTTATTACGGATGTTAAAGCTATTACAGTCGAGGATGTAAAGAAAGTCACGTCCCGACGTATGTTTGAGAAATTCCTGCGGGATGCAGGCCTCTCGAAGTCCGCGGCTGAAATTGCCGCGTCAAATAAGTTCAATGAGTCTTTGCGGGGGGAGCCTGCCGATGATGATGTTGAGCTGAAAAGAGCACTAGCAGCTATAAGTAGTAACATGGATGCTAGTGAAATCAGCAAAATTTCACAAAGGGTAACCTCTTATGAACACAGAAATAAAAGAGCTTAGCGAGAAGATTGAAGGCTATCAGAAGTCAGTAGCTGAAGCACAAGATGCCGCTACTAAATCACAAAAAGATGCCGACGTTCTAATAAAAGTCGTTGAGAAAAAAGCCGCAGAAGAAGCCGCTAAGCAAGCTGAAGAAATCCAAAAGCTGCAGCTGCAGTTAGGCGCCGTTGAAAAGACTGCCGAATACATCGAAAAAGCAATCTCTCGCATGGGTGGTACGTCAAATGGCGGACCTTCAGAAATGGAATCCAAAGCTGCTGAACAAACGGCCCGCTACCTGCGGACTGGCGAAAAGATGGACGATGACGTAGCCGCAGCGGTAGTTACCGCGATGTGTTCGAAGTCATTCCACGGTGTGCCCGAACATCGCCGGGAGAATGAAATTAAAACCCTGATTGCCGGTGTTAACCCCCAAGGTGGGTATTTCATTCGCCCAGAACGTTCAGCAACGATGATTAAACGGATCTTTGAAACATCGCCAATCCGCAACATCGCCAACATCGAAACAACCGCCTCAGACGCCATGCAGTTTGTTATTGACGATAACGAAGCGTCATTCGGTGGTTGGGTTGGGGAAACCTCAAGCCGGGGGAACACCGGGACGCCAGATATTGGGTTATTAACTATCCCTGCGCACGAACTGTTTGCACAGCCCCTTGCAACACAAAAAATGCTAGATGATGCCGGCTTTGATATTGAGTCCTGGTTGTCTCGAAAGGTTACAAACAGAATGTCTCGGGAAGAAAACACGGCGTTTGTAACGGGTGATGGTTCGCAGAAGCCGCGCGGCTTCTTAAGCCTTGCTGCATGGGCTGCGGCTGGAGTCTACGAACGCAACGCCATCGAACAAGTCAATTCGGGTGCTGCTTCAGATTTTACCGGTGATGGTGTTAAGAAGCTGCAAAATAGTTTGATAGAAGCGTATCAGGCCAACGCTGTTTTTGGTATTAAGCGTGCAGCGTGGGAAAACATTATCACCCTGAAAGACGGCCAAGGTGCCTACCTATTAGATCCTAGAAGCATAAAAGTCGGTGACGACCTAACGTTGCTCGGTAAACGCGTGATTTTCATGGACGACATGCCTGTGGTCGCATCAAACGCACTATCGATGGTCTACGGCGATTTTTCCGTGGGCTACACAATCCTTGATCGGATCGGGTTCCGGGTGATTCGCGACGACCTAACGGATAAGCCACGCATTAAGTTTTATACAACAAAACGAACTGGCGGCGACGTAACCAACTTCGAATCTCTAAAGATTCAGAAATTAGCTAACTAATCCAAAGAGGAATAAATCATGGCAGTTAAAGACATCAGGAGCGATATCCAACAAAACATCGCTTTAACGGTTGCGGTCACAGGTAACGGAACTACTAACGGTTTTGCTATTGACACCGCCGATTTTGAGCTCGGTTTAATGTTCGATGTTTTAGTGAACAACTTTACCGACGGCTCTTACGCTTTTACGCTTGAAGAGTCTGTTGATTCGGCGTTCACAGTACCTGTGGCGATCGTGGATGGTAGCGATAAGTTAATTGGGACGCTTGCAGGATTGGCAGCTACGGCAGCCAGTGCCAGCGGGGCGATCCTTAAGACCATCGGTGTTATCAGTAATCTTCAGTTTGTACGACTTAACGTTGTGGCGACAGGTGTTACAACAGGTGCTGATATTGTGTCGGTAGTGAGTCAGAAAGGCGAAGTGATGCCGGTTGTTTAATTAGGGATTAGACAATGAAAAGTATATTAATCATAAATGATTGTAAGTACGCCCAACACAAACCGTCTTTGCCTGTTTTAAAGTTTGTTAAAGGTGTGACCTATCCTTTAGAGGACTACCTGGCGGATTCAGTCATTGAAAACGGGGATGGCGGCGACGTTACAGTTGGACCTGATAACGGCGACGGCACTGAAGTTACTGTCGAACCTGAAACTAAAGAGAAACCGCGTAAGACTAAGTCCCGTGGCGCAAAGAAGGAATAAATCATGGCCCGTGAAAACGTAGACAATCGCTTTGAGCAACCAAGCGGTGGAAGCACTGACAATCCGTTAGTGATTGGCGGTACTATGAAAACGCCTGTCGGCGCTAATTTAAAAACTAAACTCGTCACTGTTCCGATCGGGGACGTATCTTCGGCCGGTAGTGTTTTCGTCACCCCAGGTGTTGCCGGGACAATTGTTAAGTTCGGGAATGTTATTGACGCGGCTATTACGGTTGCAGATGCAGGGTTAACATTAGAAATTGGCGGCACTCTGGTGACGGGCAGCGCGATCACTATAGCCAACGCCGGGTCGGCGGCCGGGGATGTAGACCAGGTCACACCAACGGCTTTGAACGTCATTACCGCATCAGAAGCAATTGAAATCGTCAAAGATGGCCTGAGCTCTACCGCATCTAACGGTGTGGTTACACTTGAGATTTTACCGTCGTAATGTTTGGCAGAGGCCAGCCTATTTTTCACGGCAGAGCGTTTACGTATGAAGTGATTACGGCGCCAGCGGGGCCTGCGGTCCCCCTGTCGACATTTAAAGATCACGCTAAAACGAACGCATCCGTGTCGGACTTATTGCTAACGCTCTACTTGAAAGCCGCCACTAAGTACGGCGAACAACTGACCAGACGGGATTTTGTTAACCGAACGTATAAAACGTTCCGAGATGTTTTCCCAGGCACCGAAGTCTTTAATCTGAACTCGTTAGCGAACTCTGGTAATGTTGGGTTTGAGTTGCGACGATCTAAATTACAAGTTGTTAATAGCGTTAAATATTTGAAAGATGACGTACTGACTACAGTGGCGACATCGGTTTTTTACAATACTTTTGAAAATGACTACTCAAAAGTATTAACACGTGATAATCAAGTTTGGCCGACGGATGCTGACAACAGGTTACAAGCAATTGAGATTGAGTTTGTTGCGGGTTTCGCCATTGATGATACTTTTGTGCCAGATTGCATTCAAGAAGCCATCATGCTCCACGCCACGCAAATGTTACAGAACAAAGGTGACTGCGACGATTTAAATGTGCTAGATACCGTCCCTGCCGCCGCTAAAGTTATCTACCTGCAAAACAGGATTGAAAATATATGACAATTCTACTAAACAATGTCGACACTGATGTTACCGACCCTCCTGCGGCGGACATATTTGTAAGTAAAGGCGGCCCTGCGGTTGTTAACATCAGGGCTAACAACTTCGGCGGCGCAACGGTTGAAATTCAAACCGCAACAATACAGGACACCCTAACTCGGTTCGCTACTTTAGCTAGTGGGTCTTTCACGTCAGCGGGCAGTGTGAAGCTTGACTATTTGCCTAATGGCGTCTCAGTTCGGGCCATCGTTACCGGAACTACGGGTCCTAGCGACAGTATCTTTGTGGATATATTACAATGAGTAGCCCACTCGCTGAAGAAGTTGTTGATGTCTTAGTTCAAGATATTATTCAACCGTTAATCAGCCCACCACCAGGACCACCAACTGCAAATTATGAGTTCCAAAATGGAACAAATTATGAGTTCCAAGACGGCATAAATTTCGATTTTAATTAGAGGGCGCCATGGCTAAACTCACTGGTAGAACACTACTCGCTAACCCGGCAATTGACGATTTACTTCATCTTGTTGATATCTCGGATACGTCGGGCGACCCCGCAGGTACGTCAAAAAAATCAACGCTTGCAAGTCTGGGGGCGCTGTTCTCTACCAACAAAACGAAACTTGTTAATGAACTGACCGATTTACCTGCACCCGTCTCTGGTAAGATCAATCTGGCTGCAAAAACAAGATACTTACAAGGTGACGATTTAGACCTAGGGGTTAATGAGCTAGTTATGGGTGCGGACACCTCATGGGAAGGCATCGAATCTATAGTGGTAACCTTGACTTATACGGGTACTGCCGACATGTTCACCATAGTCAATACCCGAAACCGGATCAGCAGGGTGTCAATATCCGCTACCACAGGCAGGGTGATTAACTTCTCAGACAACACCGACACCATCTTTAGAATGAATGACTGTAGTATAGTTTGCGACAGGTTTGGCTTGTTTAACAGCACCGGGACCAACGGCTCGACAGTTCGGTTCACCAACGTCAGTCCGTCCGAGATCACTACCGGCGGCAGTACGATTACCGGCAGTTGGAACACTTGGTTGTGGGAGACATCTGCTCTTAACATTACCGGCGGCGCAGTTTTTGATTTTGGAACGGCCACGTTCGACGCGATCGTTTTAGATTTGATTCTTACCGATTTAGGTGCAGGTACAACACTAATTGACGGGCTTGCCTCATCTGGAAACATTAAAGTTGGGGGTATAGGTAGCGTTACGCGAATGATCACCAGCGGCGCCGGAGCGCCACTAACAGGTGTGACCATTGACGATGCCCGTTGGAATTTCCGAGCTAATACTGACATAACCGATACGCAACCTGATGCCATGGTCTCACTCACCGGTAACACCACAGAGACGGTCACTACAGGGGGTGTTGCAGTAAAGATCGCGGGTACCTGGGTAGTAGAAAGAAATTCACTTTTCACGGCCGACACCACGGGGCGTATTACATATGACGGCGAGCGGCCCTTAGCCACACCGGTAGATATCGTAACGACTATCAAATCTGCAAGTGGGAATAATAAAGACATCTCAGTGTTCCTCGCGCTAAACGGCACCAAAATCGATAATAGCGTCCAGACGTCCCGCGTTAGCGTGACGGACCCGGAGTCGGTTTCTGTAATATGGCAACTGGTACTAAATCAAAACGATTTTTTAGAGGTTTTTATTGCTAACGATACAGACAATATTAATCTAATAGCGTCGTCCGCCATCCAAAGGGCCCGTTAATGCCACGTTGCGTCAGGATAAAAGGAAAGAGCCGCAAAGTCTGTTTAGGCGATCTAGATACCCTGATCACGTTAGAAAACCGCGCTATCCAGGCCCCCGTTTTTGATGCGGTTGATTTTGATGAAGAGTTTACCGCGCCAAACCCTCCGGTCTTCGCTATGCTACAAACAGTCAGTGGTAAGACGTTCTTTGATGGTGTGTCGACCGAGCAGGACATTACGGATTGGATCTATATTAGGTTTGACGTGACGGTTACCGCCGAGACATGGGTTAAACTGGGTGACGGAAGCCGGTTGGACATACTACGTGTTGAGAACCTGGATAGGCGATCAGAGTTTATGTTGCTCCACTGTACGGACCGTGGCGATAAAGAGGCAAGTAAAGCGTAATTCTAAACACAACTAAAAGGTATCAAGATGAGTAATATTCGGTGTAAATTTAAAGTAGAAAGTGTTACCGAGACGAAAGCAATCGGCTGCGTCAGTAAATGTGCGGTCTTAACGCCGGTGATAAGTAACGACCCTGATAGCGAAAACGGTAAATTTTGGCAATACACACCAGTCGGTCGGTTAGAACTGCAAGTCACCAACAACTCGTTAGACGGCTTAGAGCCTGGTGCCGAGTACTATATCGACTTGACGGTAGTCAACGAGTAAAGCATGAGTGCTAACTTCATCAGTAGCCGACAGAACCGTAAGGTGTTCGCCATTATTAAGGACCTCCCTAAGTTGACAAGGCGCGGTCTGCGCCAAGGCATGTTTAAAGCTGGACACAGCCTTATTGCCGTAGCGAACCGAGAGATCCTAAAAGGCGAGAAGACCGGTATTGTTTATATCAGGCGTACCCGCGCTGGTCGCAGACGTCGGCATATGTCGTCGGCACCGGGTGAAACACATGCTAACCTTTCAGGTACCTTACGCAAGTCGTTAAGTTTTCAGTTACGCGGATCCAGTGAGATAGAATTCGGTTACGGCGTTAGCAGCGGCAAGGAAGCGCCAGAGTATGCCAAGTTTGTGGAGTTCGGCACAACTAAGATGAAAGCCAGGCCGAGTTTAAATAACGCACTGGATGCAGAGCAAGGGAACATGACGCAACATTTCGGCGGTGGGATCATGAAGGTGCTTAAATGAGAGCTCAGGATTTTATCCAGCAGTTATCTGCCAGACTCCCTACGTTCGTGGACGACTTTACGACTTCATTCTCTATTAGCTCGTTAACTCGGAGCGGTACGACTGTCACAGCAACAACGACCACAGACCACAGCCTGACCGTCGGCAAGTCCGTTAATGTTGTCGGTGCACAGACGCCGATCACGATTAGCACTATTGACCGGGTCGGCATTGTGGCCACATTGGTGACGGCTGCCGACCATGATATGACCGAGGGCGCATTTACTACCGTTGAGATTAGCGGAGCAACTGAGGCCGAATTTAACGGAACGTTTACCCTGTTAAAAGTTAAGAATCGCCGGACGGTTACCTTCCAAGTGGTGGACAGTGGCCCAACGAGTTCCACCGGATCGCCCCTGTTACTGAACGGCTCAAGCCCGCTACAAAGTTATAACGGACTTAAGGGCGTGACGGCGGTGCCGACTGCAACAACCTTCCAGTATGAGATTACGGACAGCACTTTATTCACGCCAGCATCAGGCACGATAACTGCAAAAACTAACCCGAGAATAACGGGGGCCGCGACCAGTGAACGGGCTTTGGCGTCATATACCGCACAGAAAGCGGATGACGCTTGGATGTATGTCGTGATGAATGATGCGGTTGCCAACAAGAGCCGCACCCTCGAGATAGACGGAACGGACAACATCCAGCGGACAAACCATTTTAAACAGTTCATTGCGCAGACAGTGAGCTTGTTCGTGTTCCTGCCTACCTCAGGTCAAATATCCGGACGGGAAGCCATGGATCGGGCACAAGAACTGTTCAGACCTATCAGTCAAAGCATATTGTTTGCAAAGTTTGATAGTCTGCTCGCAAATGGTAAATATAACGCCCTAATGTTCAATGAGCATGGGCTGGAAGGGTATAACACCGCTTTCTACATCCATCGGTATACGTTTGAGCTGCAACTGTTAATGGGCATTGACGACACGATAGGTGCGGACGGGGATGTCGCCTTCCGTGACATTTCGATGTCACAAGGGCATAATGTGGGTACCGGGGTTATTACTTCTGAAATTGACTTAGACGACGAGCCGTTATGAAACTTAAATTAAACCAGCCGATGGCCGGGTATGAAGCGGGCCGCACGGTAACTGTACAGACAGACGCTAGCGGAGTACCCTTAGAGAAGTTTTGGCGCCGGCGTCTTAGGGACGCTAAAATCGATAATTGTGTGGAAGTGATTAAATCTTCCAGGAGAAAAGCTAAATGACTACCACTATTAGGCAGCCCAAGGTCACGGTAAACATCGTCAATGCCTCGGCGACTGTTGGCAACACAGAACAACGGATCTTATTCGTCGGCCAAAAGACGGCAGCGGGGTCAGCCACAGCCGGCGCACTGGTTGAGTCCATCGCCAACGGCGGTGCTGAAGACGCATTGTTTGGTCGTGACGGCATGCTGGCAACCCTGATACGGGCTAATAAGGTTCGTAACCAACAAGTGCAAGTTGATGCGATCGCTCTTGACGATGCGGGCTCAGGCGTTGATGCTACAGGCACCGTCGCAGTCACAGGCACCGCTACGGAGGCGGGCACACTGACGGTCATTACTGGGTCAGAACGAAACTTTAAATTTAGTATCGCGGTTGCTGATACCGATACGGCTACTGCAGTCGGTGCCGCGATTGAGGCTGCAGTTAATGCTAACCTCGACGTTCCGGTTACTGCGGGTAATGCCACAGGCACAGTGACCATGACGGCGATTAACGCCGGCACTTACGGTAACAGCATCCCGCTTGAAGTGCGCGGAACGGTGGCAGGTATCAGTACCACAGTTACAGGCATGGCATCCGGTGCAACCGATCCGACTCTAACAGCGGTGTTCGATGTAATAGGCGACAAGCGATACCAAGCAATTGTGTGGCCATATCCTAACGATACCGCCGAATTGCGCACGTTACTCGACGCCAGGTTCAATGCTGACGGTAAAGTTTTGGACGGTGTTGGTTTTACGGCACTAGCGGACACGGTTGCAAATCTTAAAGTACTAGGTGCTGCGTTGAACAGTGAGAGCCTAGTTATTATCGGCGACCAGCAAGAAACCGAGACGAATTACTCCGGACCTGCGATGGTTGAGATCCCGATGGTGGTTGCGTCTCAATTTGCGGGCTTCCGTGGCCTGCGATTAGATACTGGCGGATTCAGCATTGCTGATTTAGTTATCGCCACTAACGGTCCGCTAGATGCTTTCGGTGGTCCGGCGCTTGCCTCTAAGCCCTACTTTAATACGCCTTTTGCCGAACTTGTACCGACGCAAACAGGTCGTGGTTTTGACGATTCGGAAATCGATGATCTCGAAGATGACGGGATTTCAGTTATAGGTAATAACATCGCTAACAATACGGTTATCTCTGGTACGTTTGTTACTACCTATAAAACGGATGCAGCAGGCAACCCCGATATAACGTTTACATTCTTGAATTTCGTGGATACGGCGACCCAGACCCGAGAGTTTTTCTTTAATAACCTGCGCAGTCGTTTCGCTCAGTCGCGTTTAACCGAAGGTGACATCATTAAGGGTCGCGACATGGCTAACGAGCTAGTGGTCCGGTCGTTCCTTAAGCGCCTGTACCAAGATCTTAGCGGTCCTGATTTTGTACTGTTAGAATCTGGTGAAGCTGCGCTAAATTTCTTTAACGATAATTTAGTCATTACTCTGGATAAAGCACTCGGCAAAGTTACGATTCAGATGGAAGTACCGATTGTGACCCAAATCCGAGAAATCGTGGCGACAATGAAAATCGCATTTTCAACTACTTCATAGGAGGTTAGGCAATGTCCGACCAATTAAATAATGTCGCCATACTGGTGAACAATGACATCATTGCCTACGAGGCTAACACGCTGTCCTATGCTGATGGGTTCGGTGAGTTCGCCATCAGAAATGCAGTT